TCTACAAGAAGGGAACGCCAATCGCAACAAAGGGTTCCCTACTGTTCAACTACAACCTCAAGAAGAACAAGTTGGGTGGAAAGTATCAGGAGATACGCGAGGGTGACAAGATAAAGTTCTTGTATCTCAAGACACCCAATCCATTACATGAGAAGGTAATCGCATTCACATCAAAGATTCCAGATGAGTTCAACCTTGATGGGTTCGTAGATTACGATTTGCAGTTTGAGAAGACATTCCTTGAGCCTATGAGAAACATTCTTGGCGTTCTTGGGTGGAAGGAAGAGCCTGTTCACACATTGGAAGGATTATTTAGATAATGGCTTATCTGATAGCAAACATACCCCCTATTGAAGTATTTGTCCGTAAGGAATTTCTATATGATTTTCTTACAGATCAAAATGGAAAATCTCTTGGCAAAGACGAGTATGAATCGGCACATTGGCTGACAGTCAAGTCGATTCCCAATCAGGCACTCTATTTTGAATCATTGATTCATGACTATGGAGCGGTGTATGACAAGTTGCCTCTTCATGCTTTTGTGTGGAGAAAAGATGTTGATGTGAGAAAACTATATCCCTTGGATTGGTTGCAACTTTGGGATTGTATGTCATACAATATTTCTGTGATCCGTAAGGAGCGTCTGCGAAACGCAAGATGTGAAGTTATGATGAAAGATAAGTCTCGCGCACCTGGCTACTATTTGTTTACAGTAGACCCATGTGCATCTGATCCAAACGAAGTAGATGTTGGATGGTCTGAGACTCCGAATGAACACAAATCTTTCAACATCATAAAGTTGGACAATGGTCAGTTTGCAGCACAGCCCAACAATAGAATCATATGGAGACATCAATCACAAACTCCATCATCTGATCTCAAGATTCCATACTTTAAATTTTCTACGCGCAAGTGGTTCTGCGAGAACCAAGATCGTTGGAGTGCATCGGGTGCAACAAATTTTAACTACGACACAAATACTGACGAAGAGTATTGACAGAGTGTATACCTATAGTACAATGAAGTGAAGCCTAACATAAGGAGAATATCATGGCTACAAAATTGGTTAGACTAGTTACGGGTGAAAATCTTCTCGCAAATGTTTCCGATAATGGAAGCACACTCACGCTGAAGAAGCCAGCGATGCTTGTGATGATTAACAAGGGAGAAGTCGGTCTTGTTCCTTGGATTCCATTTGCCAAGGAAGAAAGCGTTACGATTGCAACAGACAAGGTTCTGTACTGCGTCGATCCAGAAGAGAATACAGCAAACGAATATAGCACAGGCTTTGGCTCAGGTCTTGTCATGCCAACTGGTGGCGTGAAGCCCGTTTCGCTCAAACTCTCTGGAGAATAAACCTTGAATTTCCTAAAGCAGATTGTGAAAGAGTCTGGCAACAAGTTTGCCAGCATCGTTGAGGATGGAATCGACGGAGCAGATGTCGCGGGATTTGTTGACACTGGTTCGTATGCTTTCAATGCGCTTCTTTCTGGTTCCTTGTACGGAGGAGTAGCGGACAACAAGATCATTGCCCTTGCGGGTGAATCTGCCACGGGAAAGACCTACTTTACCCTTGGGATTGTCGCGCAGTTCCTCAAGAACAATCCCGAGGGCATGGTTCTCTACTTCGACTCAGAGCAAGCGGTCACATCCGACATGTTCGAAGGTCGTGGTGTTGACTCCAAGAGAGTCGCTGTGTTTCCAGTTGCCACCATTGAGGAATTCAAGACTCAATGCGTGTCGATTGTTGACAAGATCCTTGAGATGGACGAGTCTGAGCGCAAGCCCATGATGATCGTCCTTGATTCTCTTGGAATGTTGTCAACCGAGAAGGAAATGAACGATTCGGCAGAGGGCAAGAATGTCAGAGACATGACACGGGCGCAGGGAGTGAAGGCGACATTCCGAGTCCTCACGATGAAGTTGGGCAAGGCAAGGATTCCCCTTGTGATGACGAACCACACATATGATGTTGTGGGCGCGTATGTCCCAACGAAGGAGATGGGCGGTGGTAGCGGTCTGAAGTATGCCGCATCCACCATCGTCTACCTTTCAAAGAAGAAGGAGAAGAATGCGGATGGCGATGTCATCGGAAACATCATTCATTGCAAGTTGTATAAGTCTCGTCTGACCAAAGAGAATCAGATGGTCGATGTTCAGTTGAACTACGATAGTGGTCTGAATCGATACTATGGTCTTGTGGAGATTGCATTGACTCATGGCATCTTCAAGAAGGTATCGACTCGCATCGAACTTCCTGATGGCACAACGGCATTTGAGAAGAACATCAATGAGAATCCTGAGAAGTACTTCACCGCAGAGGTGATGAAGCGTCTTGAGGAAGCGGTTGCAAAGGAGTTCAAGTATGGAACAGCAAGTTCATAAGTTGGCAGTGGTTATTCCCTATAGGGATAGAGAAGAGAATCTGAAAATTCTTCTTCCCGAACTAAACGAATATCTTGACAAGCAAAACATAGTTCGAAAGATCTATGTTATTGAACAAGAACCTGGTAAGACATTTCATCGTGGTCTTATGCGGAACATTGGTTTTCTTGAAGCCGATTCGGACTGTGATTATTTTGTGTTCCATGATGTTGACATGGTTCCAAAGACAACAGATTATTCATACGAACCAAATCCAACACATCTTGCAGTCGCTGCGAGTCAATTCAACTATGGTCTTCCATATGAGGGATATTTTGGTGGTGTTGTTATGTTCACCAGAGATGATTTCGCAAAGATAAATGGGTATAGCAATGAGTATGTTGGGTGGGGTGGGGAAGACGACGATCTTCTTTACAGATGCCATCTTGCAAAATTGAAGGTTCAGCGCAAGTCGCCTGGAATATTCAAGTCTCTTGACCACCCAAGAGGTATTAACAATGTTGCGTATGATGGCAACATAAAGCGTATACAAGCAATGTGGCGTGGGGAGATTGATTGGAAATCGGAAGGTCTTAATACATCAAAGTATTCTGTGGTTGACAGAAATGAAACCGCAGATAGAACAATCATAAAGGTGAGCATATGAGAATTGCATATGTAAACTTATGGAATGGTTTTGAAAAAGACTCGTTCATAATGACGAGAATATTACAAGAAGAAATTCCTAATTGCGATATAGATGTGGGGTTGATGTCGGGTAAGAAATATGATCTTGTCATCTCTATTATGGTGCCTATGGTTGGACACCAAACATATGCAGATATGACCAAAGTTGATTCGAAAAAACTTTGTTTTACTGGAGAGAGTTATGATCTTCTCACCACTACTCCAGGGTGTGACGCTTATATTGGATTTGATCATAAAGAGGACATGCCAACAAACCTGACTTACATGAGGTTTCCTCTGTATGCAATCTATCATCTAGAACATCTGCATAGGTATAAGTGTTCCTCGTATGAAGAACTAAAGGCTAAATTTTATTCGCTCAACCCACAGAAGAAATTTTCTGCTGTTGTTTCCAACCCAAATAATCCATTAAGAACATCGTTGTTGAATATTTTAGTCAGTAATGGTCTTTGTGATTCCGGTGGTCGAGTTGCAAACAACATGGGGGATATTGGTTGGTCGTTTGATGCCAAGATGAATCTAGCGGCAAATTGCATGTTTGCTATTGCATTTGAGAATAAAGTCAAGCGTGGTTACATCACAGAAAAAATCTACGAGGCTTTTATGGTGGGTGCAGTTCCATATTATTGGGGGGCATCTGATGTAATTGATGAGTTTAATCCCGATGCTTATCATATATTTGATTCTTCCACCGAAGAGAAAGCAAACCAATCTTTGCAGAAGATGATAAATATTCTTAGAGATCAGCAGTTGTTTGAAAAAATGAGAAGTGTAGATCCATTTACTGGATTTAGGTCGGAAGCCTACATCAAGAACGGCAAGGATCTATTGAAGACTTTTATTATGAATCTTGTGGAGTCCAAATGAAAAAACTGTTTTTATCATCATCCTTTGGGTATGAGTGGGATCAAATCAAGACTTGGAATCTATCCGCAAAAAGAACGGGTCATGATGTGTGCAACATGTTGATCAACCCGTCAAACCAGTTGGTGAATGCCTGTAAAGAAAACGGTGTTGATGCTGTTTGTTATAACATGCAGCAAACAAATAAGCCACCACACAACCTCCGTTTTCTATTTCAGTACAAATACCTGATGTCTGTTAAAGAAAAGTATTCTCATGTCATCCTAACGGATAGTAGAGATGTATACTTCCACGAAGATCCTTTTCCAAAACTATTGGATATTATGTCTGCATCTGGGAAAAAGATTGTTTGTGGGGGGGAATCTATAACATTTAAAAATGAATCTTGGAATAGTAGAAATTTGGCAGATGGATACGGGTATGTTTTTGATGAGTATGTTAACCAAGAAGTAAAAAATGTTGGTGTATTGTGTGGAGATGTTCAGTCTGTTGCAGAACTATGCTTGCAGATATTCTCTATGTGCATACACAATCCAGCCCCCGTTTCAGATCAATCATCGTTTAATGTTCTTCTTGGCACAAATTTCTTTTCTGACAAGATTCACACCACAAATCTTTCTGATGGATTTATGGTGCATCTTGCGGTGTGTGGAGTTGAGAAGTTTGCAGCAAACTTGATAGAAAGTCCTAGTTGGAAATCAAACGAACTCCCAAACATATCGGGTAATGTATACCCTATAATTCATCAGTATGATCGCATTCAAAACTTAGATAGGCTATTTTCTCTATGAAAATTGCGTTGTTGTTAAGCGGTCAGTTGAGATCATTTGCTACTGGGTGGTCTTATATAAACAAAAATCTTCTGACACATCACGATGTTGATGTGTATTTTCATACTTGGTCTAAAAATTGGAATCCGCAGGTTATTTCATTATATAAACCAAAGGATTTTATCGTAGAATTTGATGGACTTTTTGGTGAATATTCTGGTTATCGTATTGCGTCGCCTATGCATCCAGCCAGAAATTTTTTTATGATGTATAGATCTATAATGCTTGCAGATCTAATCAGACAAAGTTCTGGTGTTGAATATGATTGGATCGTTAGAACCCGTTTTGACTTTGCTCTTAATAAAAAAATTGAGTTTGGTGAATTAGACAAAAATAAAATGTATTTTTGCGACACACAGAGAAACGCAGATCATACTGCCATACACGATCAGTTTGTGATATCAAATTCAAAAGATATGTCGATCTATTCTTCTGTGTATAGAAAAATTGATTTATATCACGACTCTGGGTGTATTTTGAACGGGGAAGATTTGTTGATTCGACATCTTAAAGAACACGGTATGTTAACTCCTTCTAAGATATCATACATGAATCTAAATCCTCCGTTTCTTCATGGCAAATACAATTATGGAAAACACTCTCTAATTAGAGATGATATGGAGAATTGGATATGATTAAAGCGATTTTGTTTGATCTCGACGGAGTTCTTGTGGATGCGTGTGATTGGCACTATGAGGCATTGAATGCTGCCTTGGTGGAAGCGGGATATCCTCCCATCGGCAGAGAAGAGCATCTATCCGCATTCAATGGTTTACCAACTCGCGTTAAATTGAAGATGCTTAATGTACCCGACGATGTGGTTGCTGCAATCAATAATCAAAAGCAGAAGCACACTCTTGACATCATAAGGAAATCGGCTACTATTATGCCTGAGAAGATTGAACTTCACAAATTTTTAAAGTCCAAGGGTATAAAAATCGCATGTGTAACGAACTCTATAGAAGAGACTGCGAGAGAGATGCTTGTTGCTACAGGACAAATGCCATACATTGAACTGCTGGTGAGCAATGAACAAGTTAAAAACAACAAACCACACCCAGATTGCTATAATTATGCTATAAGAACGCTCGGGGTTGATCCCTTGAAGTGTGTTTGCGTTGAAGATTCGCCAAAAGGAATTCAATCTGCTGTTTCTAGTATTGCGGGTCATTTGTGGGCAGTGTCGGATACCACATGCGTAACCAAAAGCAATTATGAAAAATTTGTGGGGGAGATAACACAATGAGACTTGCGATCTGTTTTTTCGGACAACCGAGGTATCTTGACAACAAAAAGGTTCATGAATGCTATACAAACCTGATAAACCGATATGAAACAGATGTGTATGTTCATTCTTGGATAAGCGGAAAAGACTGTGAGATGTCTGTTTCTGATTGGGCTAAAAAGCATAGTATCAAAGAGTGTGCCGATGCAACGGAAAAGATACTGTCACTTTATTCTCCAATTAAATACAAATTTGATAGTCCTTTTGATGGAAGACTGACTACAGAAACTCGTCAGAAGGCATCTATGATGCGCTTTTATACAGAAAATAATGAGAGAAATCTTCTATCCCACTTAAAGTCATATAGCGAATCTATAAGACTTGTTCAAAATCCACAAGAGTATGATTTTATTTTGATGACACGGTTTGACGCATACCTGTTCGATTTTCCAAATCTACACACACTTGATACTGATAAATTTTACCTCACAAAAAGATATGATGGTGGTTGGTGCGACATAACGCAACTATGTGGTTCTAAGTTTGCCAAAGCGTTTGATGTGTACGACAACTTTGATTTGATTACAGACACTCTTGTGAACCTAGATCCAACTTTTATTGCTGAGTTATACAAAAGAGAAAATTACGATCTATCCTATTCCCGCACCGATTTGAGATACATAGAAAGTCTATCATCGGGAATAGTTCGTTCGAATCAAGACATTTCTTCCATTCAAGTTTGAGGTTTTTTATTATGCAGATTTTGATACCAATGGCAGGAGAGGGTAGTCGGTTTGCCAAAGAAGGATACACCTTCCCCAAGCCTCTTATAGATGTTGAAGGCAAGCCAATGATTCAGCGTGTTGTTGAAAATCTAGATTTCGACGCCACATACATTTTCCTTGTTCGCAAGGAGCATCTTTCCAAGTATGTGGGTCTAGAATCAACCCTAAACCGCATCACTAATGGAAAATACAAAGTTGTTGAAGTTGATGGTCTGACCGAGGGTGCTGCTTGCACCGCACTGCTTGCCAAGGATCATATCAATAACGACGATGATCTTTTGATTGCCAACTCAGATCAGATCATCGAATATAGTCCCGAGAATTTTCAATACATCAAGAATTTTTCTAGCGTAGATGCTTTGGTGTTCTGCTTCCATGCAGTACATCCAAAGTGGTCATTCGTGAAGACGAATGCTCGCGGGGTTATTACGGAGGTTGCTGAAAAGAATCCCATATCCGATATTGCCACTTGTGGCATCTATTGGTATCGCAAGGGATCGGACTTTGTCAAGGCAGCAGAACAGATGATTGAAAAGAACATACGGGTGAATAATGAGTTCTACATTGCTCCTGTCTACAACGAGTTGATTAGTTGGGGCGGAACACTAATTCCGTTCTTCGTTGATAAAATGCATGGAATAGGAACCCCCGAAGATCTTAATGCTTATACTAACAGGAAATATAGATGAAGAATTATAAAGACAATCTAAAAATCAATGAAAACAATATTCTTCAGATTGGCTCTCATGATGGTGTTGTTGGTGAAGAATATGGTTTCATTGAGTTCATCCGAACGACCTCAAATAATGTTGTGATGGTCGAACCAGTTTCGGCGTACATGGATTTATTGAAGTCTAATATGAAAAATTGTATTTCTAATATTACATTTTTGGAGTGTGGTGTTCGGAATTTTGATGGGACTGGAAAAATAACCCTAGAAGGCGGAATGTCATCTTTCAAAGGGAATTTCGGTGTACACAACTCTGAAGTGGTTAAGATTGTTTCGTGGAACACTCTCATGGGCATGATTCCATTTTCTGATATAGATCTTTTGCTGCTTGACACAGAGGGGTGTGAGTCAGAAATTATAGGGGTGATTGACTTCGGGAAAACTAATATACGAACTATTCGTTGGGAGTATCACAACCTTTCTCGCGGTGAAAATGAAAGCATCATCTCCAAATTGCTGGCTAATGGATATTCGATTGACTATTGTTCACACGATAGCCCACACAATTTGGTGGCTTGGAAATGAAAATAATATCCCATAGAGGCAACCTTGATGGCAGAAAGCCTGACTGCGAGAACAATCCGATATACATTCAACAGGCATTGGATCTTGGTTTTGATGTAGAGGTTGATGTGTGGTGTGTTGATGGTGAGTTCTTCTTGGGACACGACGCACCGACATATCGGGTAGATCCTTGGTGGTTCTCGGGAAAGGCTCTCTGGTGTCATGCAAAGAATCAGAAAGCCCTTGAGGAAATGATCGTGTCAGAAGATATAACTTGTTTTTGGCACGAAGGCGACAAGATGACCGTGACGAGCAATGGGTTGTTGTGGATGTATCCTGGTAACCATTCTCGTCTTGGAATAACCGTCTGCTTGGGTAAGCCCTATGAAATTGTCCCCGATATGTGGGGGGTATGCACAGATCATCCTGTCAGTTGGAGAAAATAATGAAATGGACATTCGGGATATGCTTGGGATCTACCACTTATTTGAAACCACTTGTAGATTCAATCTGCAACCAAGAAGATATTTCGATTGCTGATTACGAATTGTTGTTGGTGGGACAGAGAAGTAAAGAAGTCATAGACATCTTACAAGATAAAGCCAATATGGGTGTGCGAATTGTATTTGTTGACTTTGATGAAAGTCAAAAGCCAGCATGGATAACAAGAAAGAAAAATATAATATCACATGTTGCGTCTAATGAAAACATCTGTTACATGCATGACTATGTTGGTTTGTGTAAGAGGTGGTATAAAGGATACCAATCGTTCGGTGATAAATGGGATGTGTGTATGAATTGTGTTAGAACAAATGAAGGAATCCGATTCAGGGATTGGATACTGTCTACAGCATGGTGGGGCGGACCAGAATTTCTACCCTATGAAGATGCATCTAGAACCAAAGAGATGTACATCAGTGGCAGTTACTGGTGTGCAAAAAAGAAGTTTATGATAGACAATCCTTTGGACGAAAGGCGTGGGTGGGGGCAGGGGGAGGATGTAGAATGGTCTTTCAGGTGTAGAAATTTCTGGAATTACAAAATGAACTCCAACTCATCGGTTAGATTTTTGAAAGCAAAAATGTATAATGGTGGGCTTGACAAGGGTGCGGATAACGAAGATCCAAATGTTAACATGCCGTTGAATTTATTTGAGATGCAAACTTAAGGAGAAAAGAAATGAAAGAAAAAGTCGGAATATACTTCCTTGGTATCAGGAGACTCGATTTGCTTCGTTGCCACCTACCACAGTTGGCTGGTAGCAAATATACAGATTTTCATTTCTATTTGCTATCGAATCAGGTAGAACAACAGCATGTAGATTTGGTGCAGAAATATTTGCCAAATAGAGCAACTATTGTTAGTGGATTTGATCCAAACAATGATTACATGGCAAAAATACATTTTGCCACAAATCAACAACACGAATATTCCATCAAAATGGATGAGGACTGTATTCTACTTTCCAAATCGTGGGATAGATTTTTTGATCTGATTGGTGGGATGACAGATAAAGACTTGTTCTGCACTGGAGCCATTAGCAATGGAATTCCTGGTTGCGATTTCTTCATCAAGAACTTCGTACCGGAAGCCAAAACTGAAATGAACAGATTCTTTGAGCAAACAAAATTCGGTAATATGGGGTTTGCAGACTATTCTTCTATAAATGCAGACGAGCCATGGGACTACGATAACTTCTATAGAAGAGTGGATGCGGTCAACAGCCACTTCAAGGGGATTCATCCTGTTAGAAGAAATTTCACTGCTGCTTATAGATTGAACGACTATATCCTTTCCAACCCAATTGAGAGCATGACCCCGATTGATTCGGAGATCATCCGAGATACGGAAAAATATCCGTACTTCTGTAATTCTTTCTTTGGTATAAAGACTGTGGATTGGAAGACGATTGTCGCGCGGCGCGATCTATTTGTTGATCCGTTCGAAGAAGTTCCTTTGAACCGTTATCGACATGAAACCAAGAGAAATATGGTGATGGATACAGGTATTCCGATATTGCACACCATGTACAATTGGTCGCAGAACTGGGAATATGAAAACAACCTCATAGAGAGATTGATAAAGGAATATGGGAAGTGATTGAACAATATACTTGATTTGGGTGATATCCCGCTAGTTAATAATCTTAAGAACACAAAGGCAAGTTTATTGTTATGCTACCAAAACTAGAAATATATGGATGATCAACTATGAAGACTTTAAATGAAATATTAAATGAGACAAACTGGGGGGGTATTTGTGGTATAGGTACAGATAAATCAACCACCCATAACTACATAGATGGTTTTTATGAATGTGAATTTTTCTCTTACAAGAACAAGCAAGTAAAAGTGCTTGAAATAGGAATTTCATCTGGTCACTCTCTTCTATTGTGGGACAGATATTTTGAAAATCATACTGGTGTGTATGGTATTGAAAATTACGCCGAGGGTAAAAATGTTGTTGATGATGTGAGAAAGAATGAAAAAATAACTATCATAATCAACGATGGTTATGATAAGAGTGTAGCCGATTCTCTTCCAAATTTCGACATAATCATAGACGATGGTCCTCATACACTTTCTTCAATGCTTTCGTTCATTGATTTATACCTCCCAAAACTAAACAACGGTGGTGTACTTGTAATAGAGGATGTTCAGTCTTTAGACTGGATGCCAATACTAAGAGATAGATTTTTTAATGTGAAAATGGATACTGATGAATATGCGATTATTGATTTGCGAGCAAGTAAGGGAAGATATGATGATCTTATGTTTGTTGTGAGGAGAAAATGAGAAACATTCCAAAACTATTCATTCATTGTGGTATGCTGAATGCCAACTATGTTTATATAATGGATGAACTTTTGGAGATGGTTGAAAAGAGTGGCATGTCAAATGATATAGATCTTGTCATATCTACAGTTGGAACACCAGTTGAAAATCATTCTTGGTTTGAACAAGAATACAATTATTCTGATGTGTCTAAGGGAGAGTTTCATACACTCGGTTTTCTAAAAGACTATGCTGATTCGATTGATGACAACACACCAGTTGGTTATGTCCATACGAAGGGAGTGTTCAATGGTAATGACAATCCATGTATATCGGATTGGAGAAAATACATGGGATATTTTGTCATAGAAAAAATGAATGATTGTATAAATGCGGTTAGTTCATCATATGATGTTGCTGGTGTTGATTGGCATATAAAGCCAAATCGTCATTTTTCTGGCAACTTTTGGTGGAGCAATACTCAATATATTAAATCTCTACCGCAGATAGATCCACCAAATTTTAATGTTATAGATTGTCCTTCACCAAGACACCTTGCTGAGTTTTGGATTGGTGCAAATAATCCTAAGGTGAAGTGTCTCCATCAGAGTGGTATAAATGTCTATGAAAGACACTTGCACAGATATCACGAATCAAAATATAGAAGCCTTGACATCACCTGATCCGACACTATACTTACCTACATGATCGAACTGACCATCCTGCGTGAACTAACACGCAACGACCAGTACTTCCGAAAAGTCCTCCCCTTCCTCAAGGAGGACTATTTCGCTGATAGGGACACCAAGATTATCTTCAGAATGGTGTCTGACTATCTCGACAAGTACAACTCTATGCCCACTCGCGGGGCATTGGAAATCATTCTTGATGCCAAGACGAATGTCGAACCAGAGGTAATGAAGCAATGCATTCAGAACCTTGACAAGATGTTCGATGACAGCAAGAGTCCTGATCTTGAGTGGCTTGTTGACCACACAGAAAAGTTCTGCAAGGACAAAGCAATTTACAATGCCATCCTTGAGTCTATTCACATCATCGATGGAAAGTCCAAGGACAAGGATGTCGGATCCTTGCCGAAGATGCTTTCCGATGCGCTTGCCGTGTCATTCGACACGAACATCGGTCACGACTACATCGAAGACTACGGAAAGCGATACGAGTTCTACCACAGGGTGGAGAACAAGATTCCATTCGATATTGAGCAGTTCAACACCATCACGAACGGTGGTGTTCCCCGCAAGACCCTCAACATCATCATGGCGGGTACGGGTGTGGGTAAGTCTCTGTTCATGTGTCACCATGCATCGGCTTGCCTGACACAGAACCTTGATGTCCTCTACATCACTTGTGAGATGGCAGAGGAACGAATTGCAGAACGCATCGATGCCAACCTCATGGATCTTCCGATGGAGGATCTGAAGAAACTTCCTGCCGATCTGTACAACAAGAAGATGCAGCAGATTCGGAAGAAGTACACGGGTAGGCTCATCATCAAGGAGTATCCAACGGCAACTGCTAATGCGAATCATTTCCGTGCATTGCTGAACGACTTGAAGATGAAGAAGAACTTTCAGCCAGACATCATCTTCATCGACTATCTGAACATCTGTGCTTCTGCTCGTCTGAAGATGAATGCATCAGTCAACTCCTATACATTCGTCAAGGCAATCGCTGAAGAACTTCGTGGTCTTGCGGTGGAGTTTGAGGTTCCGATCTTCTCAGCGACTCAGGTCAACCGAGGTGGATTCAACAATACCGATGTGGGGCTTGAGAATACATCCGAATCGTTCGGACTTCCCGCGACTGCCGATCTCATGTTTGCCCTGATCTCCACCGAGGAACTTGAGGAGCAGGGTCAGGTCATGGTCAAGCAGTTGAAGAATCGGTACAATGATGTCTCCCGCAGCAAGAAGTTTGTTGTCGGGATCGATAGGTCGAAGATGAAGTTGCTTGATGTGGACAGCCCAATCGTCGGGGACGAGGGCTTTGGGAAGAGTGAAGATGGTGTTAAGAACAACGGAAAGGGAAACGGAGTACCTTCCGCAAACGATAAATATGATGACTGGAATTTCGACTAATGTCACTTTTCATCGACAAGAAGTACATAAATCTTCTCTCACCGCGTCTTGATAGATTCGCTTGGAAGAAGCAGGATCTAGCCAATTTTCGTTGTCCTCTTTGCGGAGACTCAAAGAAGAACAAGGCAAAGGCGCGTGGATATTTCTACCAAAAGCAAAATGACATGTTTTTCAGATGTCATAACTGCGGTGCAAGCCACACGATGTATAAGTTTCTTGAACTTTTTGCACCAGCGATGTGCAAAGAGTACTCCCTTGAACGGTGGAGAAACGGTGAGATGGGGCATTCAAACTACACCAAACCAAAGGAGGAAGAGATGTTCGGGCTTTTCAAGAAGCCTTTTGAAGCAAAGGAAGGCACACCACTCGACAAACTGAAGAAAGTTTCTGATCTTCCAGACAATCATGTCTGTAGGCAGTTTGTAGAGTTGAGGCAGATACCAAGAAAGCATTGGGACATACTCTACTATTCAAGTGACTTTGCAAAATGGGCAAAACTCGTAGATCCTGAAGCAGCAGTTGAATCTGTTCCAAGACTTGTCATTCCAATCTTTGACAAGCATGGCAGCATGGTTGCTGCTCAAGGAAGAGCATTGTCGATTGTTGATGATCGGAATGCACGAAGAACAGCACGATACATCACTCTCAAGGGAGACAAGACCATTGAGAAGTTGTGGTATGGGATGGAACGTCTAGACTCCGATGGAGATGTCTATGTCTTCGAAGGTCCACTCGACTCACTCTTTATTCCAAATGCTGTGGCAATGATTGGAATCAATGATGGTTCAAATATTCCAAAGCCTTTGTTGGGAAGACGATTGATATTCGCACTAGATAATGAGCCTAGAAACATCGCTGTTGTTTCTCAGTTGAAGAAACACATCGACCTTGGGCATGAAGTTGTGGTGTGGGATAGTGGAATCACACAAAAAGATATAAACGACATGGTTGTCGCTGGCATGAGCGTGTCTAGCATACAGAAAGCCATGAAGAGCAGCATATGCAGTGGCGCAGAAGCCAAATTGAGGTTTTCCCGATGGAAGAAAGTGACAACCTAAACGATGATGAACGAGAAGAAGCCGAAATGCTGACACAAGCATTTCTTCAGTTCACACATCATTTTCAGGAATATATCAAAGAAATAAATCCTGAACTTTGGAAACGAGCAGTTGATTACGCAAAGACATTTACTGATGTAGAAGGAGTGGAGTTTACATATGTTGATCTTTCAGGGAATACAGCAGAACAAGCCGAATGATCCGAAAAAGATAAATGTTCTTGACAAGGGTTTCGTCAGATACATTGATCATATGGGAAATGACCTTATGGTGGTCAATGCTGCCCGTGTGTCTTTTGCAAAAGAAGTTTCTAAATTCCGTGAGAAGGAAGATGGAAATCTAATCAATTATCTTGCAAGAAATAAACATTGGACTCCATTCGCACATCCACAGATCTGCCTTCATATAAAGGCACCGATCTCCATTCGAACACAACTATTCAAGCACAAGGTTGGGTTTGTGGAGAACGAGGTTTCTCGTCGCTATGTCAAAGAAGAACCTGAGTACTACACACCGTTTTGGCGTGGTGCGCCCACCAATGGTGCCAAGCAAGGTAGTTCAGAATTTATGACTGGTACCACGATGCAGGACGAATCGTACAAGAATCTCTGCGACGATGCCCTTGACACCTACAAGGAACTCCTAGCCGCTGGTGTGGCACCAGAACAGGCTAGATTTGCTCTTCCTCAATCGATGTACACAGAATGGTGGTGGACGGGTTCTCTTGCAGGATACGCAAGAGTTTGTTCATTACGATCTGATGATCATGCACAATGGGAAGTTAGGGAATACGCAGCAGCCATTGCTAAACTCATCGAACCTCTGTTCCCGTATTCGTGGAAGGCAATCTACAAGTAAACCTAAATACAGGTGTATTGTAAATGAGGATTCCACAGGATGGTTGACAACTTTAGCGGCTTCATTGGCTCAGGAAGCATCTCTAAGGGAAACCTTGGTGACGTTTTCTCGTTGAAGTCGAACCTAAAGGATGTCCCCCGTGGAATAAACTTCAGTGTGGTTTCGGAATCCGAAGTCATACACCCGTTCGTTTATAGAAAAGGCGAAGGCAATCATAGAATTTGTCTCTTCAATGAAGATGTCGGACATGTTGTTCTTGTCGGAGATCCGCTCAAGATAGACATGATGTTCTCACTTGTGGAGAGAAGCATTCCAAAGGAGATACCCCTTGAGAAAACTCGGAAAGAAAAGCCTAAAGCGATTACGGAACAAAGTAAAGCAATTGGTGGAATACCGGGTGCAAAAGGGGAAAAAGGTGAGCGCGGAGAGCGAGGCTATACTGGCTTTCCTGGAGAAAGAGGTGCAGTTGGGGCGCAGGGACAGCAGGGGGAGAAGGGAGAACGCGGCGAGAAAGGCGAAAAGGGAGATACTGGCGAACCTGGTCCAAGAGGTGAACGGGGAGAGCAAGGAATCCAAGGAGAGCGCGGAGAGCAAGGACCAAAAGGCGACCAAGGTCAAAAAGGTGAAAAAGGCGACCAAGGAGCGCAAGGAGAAATCGGTCTTCAAGGACCGCAAGGAATCCAAGGAGAGCGTGGAGAGCAAGGAGCAAGAGGCGAGCGCGGAATCAAAGGTCAAAAAGGAGAAAGGGGTCCGCAGGGACTCCAAGGTTCAAAGGGCGAGAAAGGCGAGAGGGGCGAGGTAGGATCGCAAGGACCGAAGGGTGATCGTGGTGAACAAGGAATCCAAGGTCCAAAGGGAGACAAGGGTGACAAGGGAGATGCTGGTGAGGATGCCATCATCGATGTTCAGTATCCACTTGTCTACGACAAGACCAAGAAGATAGTCACGCTCGACAGCAAGAACCTTCTTGATAAGATGGAGAAGATCTTTGCTCCTCTTGCAAACAAGAACTTCGATCTCTCCAAATTAGACTGGCTTGCTGCATCGGGTGGTGGTGTTGGCATAAAGTTGAATGGCAAGTACATTCGATCCACCATCAATGACATAGACTTCCGTGGAAGTGGAGTCAGCGTCACACAGGCTGGTGGCGGTGTCATTGTCAACATCACTGGTGCCACAGGATCAATGCCATCTTTGATTGATGGTGGTGTCTTTTAGAAGAAATAAATATGTAAATAAGGGATAAAAATGGCAGATACTACCATCAAGATCAAGAGAGGCTTAACTGCGGGGGTTGTTCCCTCTGGACTCACATACGGTGAACTTGCCGTCAATGTGACTGATGCCATTTTGTATGTTGGTGGTACAACTGGAGAAACCATACAAATAGTGGGTGGTGGTGGCGGTTCTGGTTCCACAGGTGCCACTGGCGCAACAGGTGCCACAGGTGCCACAGGCGCAACAGGTGCTACTGGAGCCACTGGTTCGCAAGGAAATACGGGTGCTACTGGAGCCACTGGTCTGCAAGGAATTCCAGGTCCAACGGGTGCAGGAGGAGCATTAGGATATTGGGGTAGTTTTTGGTCAACTCAAGATCAAGTGGCAGCAGGAACTACACTTGCTTATCCTATTACTTACAACAACACAGATCCAAATTCTAATGGTGTAAGTATAGTTTCTAACTCACAAATTACATTTAGTCATGCTGGTGTATACAACATTGAATTTTCTGCACAGGCAGATAGAACTTCGGGATCTGGCACAGATACTATTGATATATGGTTCCGTAAAAATGGAACAGATGTTACAGATAGTAATACTATCGTAACTGTTTCTGGTGGTGCGGCAGCAGCAAAAACCGTTGCTGCTTGGAACTATATGTTGCAAGTTAGTGCTAACGATTATGTTGAATTGATGTGGCGAACATCAGATACTCGTTTAGAACTTATTGCAGATCCAGCGGGAACTAGTCCTACTAGACCAGCAATCCCATCGGTAATTCTTACTGTTCATCAGGTAATGTATACTCAACTTGGACCAACGGGAGCCACTGGTGCAACAGGTGCCACAGGCGCAACAGGCGCAACAGGTGC